ATATCATATTCTCCATTTACCCAAATCGATGGACAATTAATAAAAGCAGGACCAGTAGGTCCCGCGGGACCTGTGTTTCCTGTAGCCCCCGTGCAGCAAGGTCCCGTGGGACCTGTATTACCTGTAGCCCCCGTGCAGCAAGGTCCCGTGGGACCTGTATTACCTGTTGGTCCTGTGGGACCCGTTGTCCCCGTGGAACCTGTTGTTCCTGTTGCGCCTGTAAAACCAGTTGATCCCGTGGAACCCGTATAACCGGTTGGCCCTGTACAACAAGGTCCGGTTGGTCCGGTTCTTCCTTCTGATCCAGTAGCGCCGGTTCCTGATGATGTTCCATCAAGCCCTTTAGGACCCGTAGGTCCTGTAGCCCCCGTGCAGCAAGGTCCCGTGGGACCTGTATTACCTGTTGGTCCAGTCATACCTGTTGGACCAGGAGGACCAGTGAAGCCGGTAGCTCCGGTATTGGTCGCATCACCTGGAATCCCTTGTGTGCCCGTCGCGCCTGTAGGACCGGTATCGCCGGGTGTTCCCATTCCCGGGGGTCCTGTAGGTCCCGGTATGCAACACATGCCAGATTGAGCTACTTGTTGTTTTCTTAAATAGGAACTAAAATTAGAACATGACATAGTTGAATTATAATATAATCAGCTATTTTTTTCTACAACCTAACACATTATCTAAACTAAGAATTTAAATACTACATCATAAATATATTATGGAATTAGGTGGACTTTTTCAGAAGTACGGCAGCGATAAAGACAGAAATGGATATACACCTGTATACCATTCTCTTTTCAAAAATCTCCGCAATAAAGAAATGGTCTTCATGGAGATTGGGATTGGTACCATGATTCAGGGCGCTCCATCTTCGATGGTAGGTTATTCATTACCAAATTATAAACCGGGGGGATCTTTGCGTGCTTGGCGTGATTACTTTCCAAATGCGCAAATACATGGTATTGATATTCAGCCTGATACACAATTTACCGAAGACCGAATCCACACACATCTATGCAATTCTGTTGATGTGGAAGCTTGCAGTAAATTCTTTCAGCGGGATAATGTTCCAAAAGATATTGATATTATCATAGATGATGGACATCATTATGATGAGTATCAATTAAAAACATTTTACAATTTTTTTAATCTTGTAAAGGAGGGCGGTTTTTACATTATAGAAGATGTCTATCCCGGAAGCCGCATAATGACAGAATTTTTACCGAAAATAAGGAACTATGCAGAAAATTCTCATGTTTTTGGCGCGTATCTTACTGATGATCGCGAAAAACGTACACCCATTCTTATAATTTCCAAGTAAACAAGAACTTAGAATAGTATTTAATAATTAATGTAATGTATTCGATAGCTTTATTGATTCCTGTCTGCGGTCGAGGAAAAGATTATAAAACCATAGACGATACTCCTTTTGTGCGTATCTTCTATCCTAACTTTTTGAAAACGTACAATCCAACTTATAATTATACAATTTATTTGGGTATTGATAATACCGATAATTTTTATATTTCGACAATGCATCTTTTTGCCCTTTTATCGCGTGATAATATTATAATTAAACCTATTCTGCTTGAGGGCTGCGAACACAAACCCGCATTTGCATGGAATAAATTATTTGAAGTGGCTTATAAGGAAAATAATCATTATTTTTATCAAATTGGAGATGATATTAAAATGCTCACTCCATGGATTGATAGATTTATTGAGATTCTTTCGGCACGTGATAATAACGGCGTTGTGGGCGGATGTCATGATGCAAATTATTATGGACGAATTAATCAAAAGAAAACACCCGTTATAGAAAATGCATTCGTACATCGAAAACATTATCAAATATTTAATACTTTTTTTAATAAAAGTATAGAGAATTGGTATTGTGATTATTGGATAACGGGGGTATACAAATCTAATTTTTCGACATTGTGTGTTGAGGTGAAGGTTGTTAATACGATTATGGCGCGATACGTGGTGAAGGATATTGGTGGGAAAATACAGAAAATGATTTTGGAGGATATTAAAAAGCTGAAGGAATTAGGCATTAACTAGAAATTAACATTCTGGATTAAAACTGAGAGTCCAACGGCGGCATGAAAATTATTTGCCGCGCGCAACGTGCTAGAGACATTTCCAAGGAAGGACATATTATAAGCGTCCAGAGTTTGCGGGACTTTTCCCGACGGGCTTTCTAAACTGACAGAAATCGAATGATATTGGGGGATGGAGATATTTATAGCGGAACAATCGCACAGACGTGCGTCTGATATATCTATAACCCCCGATATATCCGTCTTGGGCATTAATCTACCATCGGGACCTGGTAATCCGCTAACTGCATTACCGCAAAGATCATTACAATATACCCAAATCTTCAGTTTCTCGAACCCCAAATTACCAGGCGTACCTGGTGTTCCGCTTATTAGTTTCGATGGATCTATATTGAAAGACCATGATACTTTGATAATTGATGCCCCACTATAGCATGTTGAGTGTGTTGGAGGAATACATAATGGATTTGTGCCAAAAGCGTTAGGCCATGAATTACCAGCATTCCATGCTTGTACTGGTGCTCCAATATATCGAAGTGATGCGATATTTTTGGCAGGCAATGGGGTCCACCCTACAATATTATCACCTTGCTCATTTCCAGGATATCCGGGATGGAGCCACCAATCGCTTTGGTGATTGTTGGTCCTGCTCCAAAGAGCTCCGGCTGTATCGTATCCGGAAATATCCATAAGTTGGCTGTTAAACATCGCTGAGAAATAGTATGTATTATAAAGTGCTATAGAATTGTTCTTAGGACCTGTAGGTCCGGTGATCCCTGTTGCACCCGTAGGACCTGTTACGCCCATAGGACCTGTAGCTCCCGTAGGACCTGTTGCACCCGTGGAACCTGTTTCACCCGTAGGACCTTGTAGACCAACCATGCCTATATATCCAGTCATACCAGTTGGACCTGTAGCACCCGCAAATCCAATAAATCCTGAAAATCCTTGTGGACCAGTCGGTCCAGTGGGACCAGTCGGTCCAGTGGGACCTGATGCCCCAATCCCTTGCGAACCGGTTGCCCCTGTAGTCCCTTTTGGTCCACTAGCCCCCGGGCAGCAACATGTAAAATTAGTGGAACGCCTTGCTAAATAATCAGAGAAATTTCGATAACTTGCGTTGTAACTATATTGACCTCGCTTGTTATATGACATATTATATACATATAACAAGATATTATGGAGTAAGTACGTCTATATACGCAACTGCATTAATACCAATTGTGCGTGTGGCAGTAGCGCCAGCTGAATTATTTATTCCCACAGACATAGCAATAGCAGGTCCGCCGGTCGCCGTGACTTTGGGACAGGAGAAGGACACTTGTACTAGATTTCCATCATCATCTTTTAGTGTATCGCTTCCACAATGTATGTTATCGATTAAAATACCACCAGAACCGCCAGCAATTTGCCATACATTGCCACTCGGTTCACCATTTTCCGCCTCCGTTATCGAACTAACCGGCGTCCCATCGCAAAAAGCCCAGACTTTTAATAGAATATTTTTTCCTTGGAACATACTGGCACTCCCCGAGAGGTCGTTAACGATGCTATAAGCAACTCGCGTGCATACCGCACTCGTATATGGTATAACAGCTGAGGGTATATAACTAGAATGAATACCAGGTGTGGGTCCGGCAGTGGGTGGGGTATGGAATGCAAAGCTCGGCGGCTGCGAACTCGCCGCGGGTGCCGCATTCGAAGCTGCGGCGCCGATATCTACAACGCCTGTAACACTGGGCGTGGGAAATGTTCCGCCGCTAAATTGCATGCAGCCGCCGCCCGATGGAAACATCCAATGATCTGCGATCTGTAAACCAATAGTATCTCCGTCACGTATTATACAACTAAAAGGAATTAATACTTTTCGCAAATTAATTCCAGCGTCAACAGATGGACCCCAATTTATTAATGAATTTGCGGGACCTGTAGGTCCGGTTGCCCCTGTTGCACCCGTAGGACCTGTTGCACCCGTAGGACCTGTTGCACCCGTAGGACCTGGAGCGCCATCAAAACCGGACAAAACGCCCGTCGGTCCTGTCGGTCCTGATGAACCGAAGGTACCAGTTGACCCTGTTGGTCCGGTTGGTCCTGTCGGTCCTCCTGGTCCCCGTATATTTCCACGCGGACCTGTCGCTCCTTGTAGTCCTGTAGGACCAGTGCCATAGATACCATCTGTCCCTGTAGGACCCTTTCGCCCAAAGGTCCCAGTAGGACCAGTTTTGCCAATGATACAACATTGACTCTGATTTTTGAGTCTATTATAATTAGAAAATCCCGAAATACTTTTCATAGAGAACATTATATAATATTGAGTAAAAAAAATTGTTTCGGCTAAGCTTCGACTATTTCATATTTTAGTCCTATTGTTATAAAACCATCGGTTTTGGGAGGACTCCAACTTAATATACCTACTAAACTTGGCGAAATATTAACTGATATAGAATTATGATTGTTAGCTGCATTGGGTATACATCGCGTGATAAGAGGCGGATTTATCGGAATGCAACCACACCAAGAGCCCGAAGGGCAATAAAGGGAGCGACTCTCCCCTACTGGTAAGGCACCCGAGTTATCTGTAGCACAATAACTCCAAATTTCTATATTCCAACCATTCATTGTATTGGCGCTATTCCATCCTGAAAGTTCTGGAGGCGATATGCTGATAAGATCATTTCCGCCAAAAGAATATGCGAGATCTGTTATTCTAGTCTGAGCCCATGGGATCGAGATGAGAGGGGGAGAAGTATAATATTGCGTAGACCCCGGGACTGGAACCGCAGGAAGCGGCCACCACCCGACCCGCAAAGGTTGCGCGGACCGCCAGTATTGCGCGGAGCCGGTGACGGCTGACTCGGCGCCGCCACCTCCTGGGTATATCCACCACTTATTTTCCCTAATGACGTTAATATCCCAAGGCGCGCTGCCTTGGACGGACCATGTTCCAGAAGAATCGGTTACATCTGGGCTTCCTTGAAAAAATCCACTAAAATTTACCATATTAATATTTAAACTTACAGGACCAGTGGCTCCTAATTCGCCCAATGGTCCTGTTGAACCCGTCGGTCCTGTAACCCCTATTGGTCCCGTCGGTCCTGTAGCTCCTGTCGCACCCGTAGGTCCGCGCGAGCCTGCTACACCATAATTACCAGTTGGACCTGTCAGTCCATCTGGTCCTTGATCTCCCGTTGGCCCAGTATCTCCCGTATTACCCACCTGTAATCCACTGGGTCCAGTGGCGCCCGTGGGTCCAACGGGACCTCCAAAACCAATCATACCGGTAGGACCTATAGCCCCACGTTTACCTGGTTTTCCATTACAACAACCACCATTTCCTGGATAAGCTTTCATTTTATTAGATGCACATGACATATGTATTATATATATATCTTTATCATAAATCAAAGACATATATCAAGTATAATTTAACAGAAAGGTCCTTGTGGACGCTGGCATTTTGGAATGACTAAAGGTTTGGGCAAATATTTTTGTAATTTATTGAAAAAGGTAATTCCTGGAACACATTTCACGTCGGCGGTGAATGGTTTTTGCGGTTTTACAAGATTTGTCGAGTCTATTCCGTATAGAAAACTTTCGGTATCGGTTGCATTGCAAGATAATTCGGTATTTGGTGTATAACCGGTATTAATTCCAAAACAAGGAAAGCGTGTGTCATAGGCGATTCGTTTATATTTATAGAGATCGTATTGGGAAGATAGTTTGTAACTTCTTTGTTGTAGACAATAATCGCTGCGAGTATTGTTGTTTCTTGTTGATGCCATTAATATATTATTATATATTTTTTTTTTACTTGCAATTTACTGTGCACGGCTCGCGACCCTCATAGCTTTGATCGCGGACAAGATCCCGGGTTGGAAGTCCGCCCCTAATCCAGCCTTTGGCAGCCACACCCTCAACAAGATTGTGGGGGTTTTGCACAGTCGCTTTAAGGCTCGGTACCAAATCTTCATATTGATGAAAGTATGAAATTTCGCTGGTGGTGTTACAGCTTTTGACATTAGTTACGTAATCGCCTTGCTGCAGTTTAGATTCTAGGACTGGATGCTGAGGACCACGCCCAAGATATGGCACAGTGGCAAAAGGGCGCTGATACAGGCTAATGCGGCATTTGGGGTGTGTTTGGACCGACCCGATCTTAAGTTTGGAATCGCTATTGATATTGCAGCCGCCGGCGCCGCAATAGTTTCCAAATCCTCCGTTATAAAATATGTTAGGTTGGCTTGTTGCGAATTCGATAGGTTTTTTCATTCCACAATATTTTACAAAATAATTTTGTACTGAATAAGAACCAAAATCAGCATTTTGTACATTTCTTTGAGATAAATTGCACTCGTCATCTCCAATGCGACTCATGTTATCAAATGTAAAGCTATGGACACTTGTCATATAATTATAGGTAAGAAAATTTTATTTAAAAATTAAGTGGGATTGCGATAATTATTTTTAGAACATTGCAAATTATCGCCGCCGCGGCATGAGGGCATATTCCCATAACAAAAGCTGGCAAATGCCTTCTGATCATTTGGTATAGTGGTATTTGCTGTCGCATAGAAATTTCGCATAGATTGGTCAAATGCGATATTATCGCCTAAATCTAGGAATAGGCGCGGATCCGCCACGTTTTGATTGATTTTTTTCTCGACTTTTGGATTAAAAGCCGGCGCAGCAGGCTTACGTTGCGGATTATATTGAATTTCTGGCAATAAAACATTCATCAAAGGATTTTGCCTAGTAGGTTGCTGGAAATGATGATAAACCTTATTATAAAGATGTGGTCCAGTAAACCCCTCTTTTAAAATCTTCTTGCTAATCTTAGTCTTCTGTTTTTGTGACTTAAATAATATGACAATGGCAATAATAGTCACCATACCTGTCACTAGAATATTGTTAGAACGTGTAAATATGTACCCTAAAAGTGTTAAAAAAGCAACGAGGCGTGTTACAGCATTTAATTTTCCCGCAAAAGTATCAGATGGAGAAGGCCAGACAGACATTATTTTATCTTTTTGGAACAAAACACTAGGGTTATCTAACCAAAATGTGCTTATCATATATATATTCAGTGTTATTTTTTATTCTTACCCTTCTTCTTTCGACGGCGACGCCTTTTTTTCTTTGTAGGGGGTATTGCTGGGACTGCAGGAACTGCAGGAACTGCGGTTTGCATCGCCGCTTGCATCGCCGCTTTCATTTGTTGTTCCTCTCGCCGCCGTTGCAGCTTTTCCTGCATTCTCTCGCGCGTCTTCGCCGATTGCAAATTTCTCTCCATATGAGCTTGAAAAGCATTCATATTTATCTTACCATTACCCACAGGCAACCCTAAACTACCAAGCATCGTATTCATTTGCTTCATCGCAGGCATTTTATTCATCTTTGTGATTAAGTCAGACGCCTGCTTTATTAAATCACTCTCCTTCATTTCACCCGATTTAAGTTTGCTATCCAGCTTCGTCCCCACCTTTTGAACCATCCCCATCAGTTTTCCCGGATTCCTAAATAGTTTTTTAAAAACATCGCCCACTGACGTTGCGTCTCCAATATCGGAATTCATTTCGTTTGCGGTCTCTTCTGCAATTTCTCTCGCTAGTTTTCCTAGATCGCCATCAAGCAGGCTGCTGATATGATTTTGCAATTCTGCGGGATCTGGAATCGGCATACTCGATGCATCCATTGCCTCACCGCTAATATTGAAAATAGAAGACATCTGATCCATGGTTTCTTCAAGTTTCTTACTAAACTCCTCTTCGTCAATCGCTTCGAAAAGCTTTGCTGTATCACCAAAGCTTTCTGTTCCCTTTTGTGCGGATACAATAGAAAATAGAAGTAGCTGCAAATATTTCCAAATTATTGTCCGAGTCTTAGGAGTTATATCTGAGGACCATATTTCCTTAAAGTCAATACCTGGAAGAAAGTAAATCGATTCGGAAAAAATATCTTCTTTTTGATACAATATATCAAAAAATCGTTCTGGGTATACTTGTTTACAATGATCTATCACAGCCATGATCTCGGTCTCAGCGTTTTCATGTCCACTATACAAAGCTAATAAACCTGGATGCAATTTATCTTTATATTCAGGAAATGTCCCTAGCATGTCTTTAATAAAGTCGTGAAGAATAGTGGCTAATTCTTTTGATATCATTAATACATTAATCTTTTTGTTTTTTTTCTATATTATTACTTATTGAAATACAATTTACTCAACTTGGTCAGATTTTGAACATATTTAACGGCCTTTTTCTGATTTTCCTTCCCCATTGCGCGCAAAGGATCACGCAATCTATCGATCGCACTTAAAATATACCTTGAATCTTCACATCCAGATATATCTGTGACATAGTCTTTCTCCAAAAAGAAGTTAACATTTCCACGTAGAATCTCTTTATCATACTTATCAGTTATCCCTACTTTCCAAGTGTATATTATCGATCTTGGATTCACTCGACGCCATGTTTCTAAGGCGGTTTTGGTTACTCGTAGCCCTTTTTTTTCTGGAAAGATTGAAATAATCTCTGTTATAAAGTCAATCAGATGGGTATTAAAGGCAGCTAATACATTGCTCATTAGAATAAATAAAGTGTTTATTTTTAAGTTTCTTAATGTTTAGTATTTTGAATATCCAGATTGCGTTGTTGTTGGATTTTTCCTAGATCAACATCGCCAATTTTATTCGGTGTATAGCTTTCTGGTGGTGTTTCAATAACACATGAATCTCCTAAAGTGACATAATTATGCAAAATCCGAAGACCACCGGCTCCTTTTGCTCCTAAATCTGCCGGACTTGTATCTAGATAGGAGTAGGTATCGGAGAGAGTATTACCCATTTCATAGGTCGAAAAAGCTAAAGGTTCCTCATTATTGTTCGTCGCCTTCATTTTTATTTCTTTCATTTTATTTTTTAAATGCTCATAAATATTTTTTCCAAATAATATTTGCTGTCCTCGATTAAGAAGGAGAAGAGCTGGAACTTTTGTTACTAGTGGTGGAAGAACTAGTGTTTGTCCATTTTCTAGACTAATTAATGTGGTATTTTTTGGACCACTATTTCGCCGATCAATGCACACAAAGTGTATATCTTCTTTTATTTTAGATCGTGATAATTCAAATAGTAACTTTTTTGATGGACCACAATAATTGCTATAGTATAAGATACAACTCATATATTATAGGATTCTTTTTGTAATATAAATAATTTAACTTAAAAATTGATATAATATTAGATTATATATATAACAATTATAGAATGAAACCTCACGTTACTAATCTTGATGAAGCTCATGGAATTCTTACGTTCACAATAACCGGTATAAATGTAAGTATGATAAATGCATTACGGAGGGTACTTCTCGCTGAAGTACCTACAATTATTTTTAGAACTACACCATATAAAGAAAATGGTGCCACATTCCATAAAAATACGACTCGGTTTAATAATGAAATATTGAAACAACGCTTAAGTTGCATTCCAGTCCATATTACTGATAATTTGACTGATGACGAATTAGCAGAATATGAAGTCGAGATAAAAGGAAAAAATGATGGGGGGAATATTGAAATGGTAACAACTGCTGATTTTCGTATTCAACATCAGGGCAAATATTTGGCTTCCCATGTTGTAAAAACAATCTTTCCACCCGATCCTATCACCAACGACTATATTCTCTTCGCTAGACTACGACCAAAAATATCAGAAGATGTACCCGGAGAAGAATTGTATATTACTGCCAAATTGTCCATAGGCGTTGGCGCTGAAAATAGTTCCTTCAATTCAGTTTCAACATGTTCATATGCCATGACCCCTGATAAAAAAAAACAATATGACGAATGGGCTCGTGTAAAAGAAGCAATAGAAGACAAGGCTGGGGAGGACCGCGCTTCAGCGCATAAAAATTGGTTACTTCATGATGGGAAAAGGGTAGTGATTCCCAATAGTTTTGATTTTCGTCTTGAAACTATAGGAGTATTTACAAATAAAATATTAATACAGAAAGCATCCGAAATTATAAATGCCAAATTAGATAATATTAAAAAGGCAGTCAGTGAGCAAAAAATGCAAATAACAAGGAGTACAACTACTTTAGAAAATTCATTTGATATCATACTAGAAAATGAGGGATATACAATCGGGAAGGTACTAGAATTTATACTTTATGAAAAATACTATATTAATCAGAAAGTACTATCCTATCTTGGATTTATTAAAAAACATCCACATGACACTGATGGACTTTTGCGTATAGCCTTTCGAGATAACGTTGACCACACACGTGCACTTGAACTCCTAGTAGATGCTATCGCCGATGTCACGCGCATTTTCAATACAATTCATCATCAATTTGCATAAGTAACTACCCCTGTTGTAGATTCTATATTTTTTTTCCTTGTTGGATAATTAATTGCATACATTAGGCGCGCTGGTTCCAGATTACAAATATAATCTATTACACATTTCTTTGTTATATATTCACTTTTTAGCTTTAGTTCATTAAGATAATATTGATGCAATGCCCAGACATGCGGGCGAAATTGATATGGAATATCTTCCCTTGACATCGTTCTTTTTACTTGGACCTCATGATATAATCTAAATAATTGATTGGTCCAATTAATCAATTCCTTCCTATATTCCCAAAATTCATCTTTATTTTCAGGATAATATTTCAAATACTCATTAATAGAATTTTTAGCATAAAGAACATAGTATTGATATTGCAGTTTTGGTGAATTACCTTTAAGAATTCGTACTTTTTCATATACTGGATTTCGAAACTTACTCCGTGCTCCATTAGAATGTTTTATCATTACACCTGGTATTTTATAATCTGTTGCTTGACTAGCAAATCGATCCTCAACCTCATCCCATGTCTGGCACAGATATCGGTAAGGTAAGGGAAATTTTCTCTCGAATAATTCTATCCATAGCGCCGCAGTTTTATCCTCCACCTTCCATCCATCACATTTAAAAACAGCTGCCAAGATGATAGAAGGTTTCGTAAATGGCACCACTATACGATTGGCAGGATGCTGTAGCACAAAGGAATAACAATACTGAGTATCAAGATCAGATAGACTTATAGGAGATAACTCCAGAGCTTCTAAAAACATAGCTTGAAAGCTTAAAACACTATCATGATAGAACTTATTCGTACCATCGATACAGCCCTTTGTAGAAAAGTTCCACTTATTATCATAAAAGTAACAATTTACCATAGTGCCCTCAATGTAATTCTCTATCACACTTTCCGCAGGAACATATTTTTGAGTAAAATCTACGCATTGGAGAGACTTAGGAGGACTGAAACAGACAATCTTGTTCTTCGTAATTATTACCGATCTCAATAACCCCAAGGTAGCTATATTATCAGGACGTATAAAGTCCTTTGTATATCTCAAAATACAAAGTCCATTTTTTTCTTTTTTAGAAAAATGCATTTTTTTAGCATAATCAGGGTCAAGTAGACGTGCAGTATCAAAGACTGATTCTAGATCATAGATGGGCATAATGTTAATATTTATGTTCCAAAATAATATTTAAATCAATTTTTGTATTACTAAAAAATTTCTACTATAATTATAAGATAATGTCTGAAACTAATTTATTCCTTTCGCTAGGCGATATTATACAACTAAAGGCGCCTGATAATTTAGATATAAATACTCATATTTATTTAATTACTTACATTGATGACCAAAAATTACAACTAATTGACGCTACCGATATTGATAATCCAGCAAAACTTGAATTAACACTGATAGATGGAAATTTAACCGATGAAAATATTGAAGAAATAGCTATTGTGGATAAGGCGGCAGAAAAGGGGTTTGCCCGCCAAAAAGGTTTAGTCCCAGAAACATGGATAGATATATATTTTGGCGGCGATGTACCATATAGTTTAACAGGAAAGATAGCAAGTCTTGAAGAAGATATGATTGAAATTGTAACATATCCTGCACTAAAACATATATTCATTGACTTTGCATACAAAGGTATCCCCGCAAATTTACCAATCACTGCAATAAATATACGTGGACCACCAAGCACACCTTCCGCCGAGAGTGAAGAAGTTATTGAGGAAACCGATGAAGACGCACCACCAGATCTTCAAAAGTATATCGCAGAAGGCGATGAAATTGTCTTCAGTGCACAAGAAGAAGAAATGATACAACTTGTAGATGTCGGGAAGGGAGAAAGACGCTTCGCCGTCCGCGAGCAAAGTGAAGATCTACTTGATGAACTTTTAGCGAAAATTCCTACCAACCAACGAACAAACGAAGTAATGAATAATATCCATAAGATGATTGCACGATTTAAAGAACTAAGACAAGCTTTTTCTATCTTCGATGAATGGGGCAATCCACAAAAACCCCTCTTTAAAGGCGCTAACTATAAACCCCTTGCAACTACTCTACAAAAATTAAATTATAAACTATATTGGATTTTACCCGTGGTAGAGAACCGGCGAAAAATCTATTATGGCGATACAACTGATTTAGAAGATGTTATGCCAAAAACATTGGCAGATGTGAGAGACAAAGTATATGCAATAGAACAACAATATAAACAAAATGTCGTTCCAGGCGACCAGAATAAATACGTTTTTCTTATGCGATCACTTAACCCCTACTGGACACCCATTGCACCTCCTATAGTAAGAGAACCTACACTTCACAGACAAGAAGTCAATGCTAATATTAACGTGATTGTAAATAATAACGAAGACTTCTTCTCCTCCACATATGGCACAGAATCTATACCAGGATCCAGAAAATTACTATCTCTCGTACATCCTACACAATTCGTACTCGAAACATATACATTAGGACTCACATATCTCGAGTCCGTGAGAGAAACACCACGCATAACAACTATACAAAGAATACCATTAACACCTAATGATTCTATTCATATTAAAAACTTTTTGACATTACCTATGTCGGTTGTAAAATATTCAAAAATTAATTTGCCTACAACCTCAATCTTGAAGAGAGCCAATTTGCATTTAGTAAATTTAAATTACTGGGAGTTATTAAGAAATAAGACAAAGATTAATGTATTACCAGCGGGTAATCGCGGGGAATTCTTAGATGGTGTCCAAAATATTCAGATGCAAACCGAAGATCAGGAGACTAGTGAACAGGGATACAAACAATATCTCTCAGCTTTAATTCCCAAAACTAAACGAATATTTAAACGGATACAAGCAGATATTGTATATCCATATTCACTTACCGGAATATTAGAGGAGATGGAACCTTTTATGGTATATGATGGCGACCTTACCTTTCAACAATATAAACGGATGACCGCATTTATTTTCAAAAATATACATGTACTCAAAATTAATGTTGTGGAGAGAAAACACGAGAGCGAAAATTATGTGGATACAAAAATTCATATAACTCCTGTTCAAAAACCACTTATTAAAGAAGTTTCTGAATATACTCTTCATGAAGCGCCATGGTGGTTATATTCTACTTCAGAAATTCTTGCCGAGATGCTAAATAGCGACGGAGCTCGCGTATTGACTATTCAATTATCTTTACGCGATATTGACCTATTCGCCGCAGTCGATCTCGGTGCAGTCGACGAGAGAATACACGCCGCGAGCGCGCAGCTGCTGCAAGAAGAAGCACAAGATACATGTGCCAAATATATATTGGCCAAAAGATATATTGATGTCGAAGAACTAGAAGAAGATAATAATAATATCACTTACTTTGATAAAAAATATGATGAAACACGCTACGATATTATGGAGGAGTTGGGAAAACTAAAAGCGCAAATGGACCATACCGCTTTTAGTCGTCATCTTAAGTCACATCTAGAAAAATTAGGACTCACGACAAATATAGAGAGAGAAGTGGCCGCGCTATTAAAAGGGCGCAGAGAGGTAATAGATGGAGATTTTGCAATGTTAATGGATGATGATTCACAAATGACATTTTATAAACGTGTTAAAAATCATTGGGCACCAGCACCCGAATTGAAAGGAAAAAATTGGATTAAACTATTTTGTAATTTACAGGATAAATGTTTGAAAGTAAAAGAAACTTGTAATAGCGAAAACGTAAATCAACTTCATATACAAAAGAAACTCATGGAGGATGTAATTCATCACTTTGAAAATGAGAATAATCTCAGCAGAGAAAGATTACAGCAACAACTAACAAAGGCTTTGGTATTATATAAAGCTAAGCTTGCTGCACGCGAAAATCTCCAACAACTTGAACTACTCAAATATGACCTACAAAAATATCATCTTGGACTCTTAGATGTAGAATCCGAGCGAGTCGTTTCTCCACACGCTGAATTGAGAGAACTAATTTTGATGCAAACCGATTTTGTAAAGAAACAGAACGACATTAAAAATTTCGTCGCACGTTTTTGTCGCATCGGACAAGGAGAAGATGAATCACCATACTGGTATTATGATGCCGAATTAGGAGTACCACTTCTCCCCACCTTTCTAAAAATACTCGCTGATGCCTTTGAAGAAGATAGATATCAACAAGTCATAGAACAAATTGCAGCACGACAGGGACAGCTCAGCGACTCCGGAGATGCAGTAGTTGATAAACATAGCGGTTATGTTATTAAACAACTCGATTTTGTAACATTAGAAGAATATGATGAAAAAGGTTTTCGAGTCGTATCACATGACTTACTCGAACAAAGCATGCAAGATCTCGTTGCCTCACAAGTACCTGTGCGCACTTTCGAATCCCCAGAAGCAAAAATGATATATAATGTAATTACGGCCATGTCAAACTATCTCTCCCTTAAAATGGAATCAGAGATTAACTTCATCATTAAAAATGTACTTGACGCACAACGCGCCTTTCCATCAGAAGTCGCTTATAATAAGGCGATGAAAGCGAGAAGATTCGCCAAAACATACAAATTTGCAGTTCAACAAAACTTGCTATTACTTACCCTCGCCTTTATCATTATTGTTCTACAAACAATGACCCCATCCATTGCAGTTCATAAAACCTTTCCCGGCTGTCGACGCTCATTTGCCGGTTTCCCCTTTGATGGTGATGGCGATGATGGATTTTTGCAGTATATCGCCTGTATCATATTTAATACAAAATTAGTTGGTACCCCATGGAAAACATTAAAGGTAAGAAAAAAGAAAGGCGTTGACCGCGCAGTCTTCACGCGACAAATAAGGCAAGACTTAGTAAAACGATTAAAAAGCCATATTATTAAGTATATACTGCCACGCGATGATATTAAAGAGAGAATTAGAGAAAAAAGAGAATATTTAACAACATACGCTGAGGTAGAAAATATTCCCGAAGAACATAATATTACTTCTTGGCTTACCTTCCTTCCACCACTTCGCCCCCTAAAACTCTCCGAAAAGAGAGCGTTAGCCACTAGCTTCGTAACCCAGTTGAATGGACTCATAGAGAGCGGCTCACTCAAACAAGAAGAACAAATATCCATTTTGTTAGGACGCATAATTTATAGATCACTCGCAATTATACAAAGTATACAAAGAATCGTAAACAAGGAAGCACCAATTCTCAGAAATTCCCTCGATGAACCATTCTTAGAAAATGTTTGCTGCAATGTCGGAATAAAAAATACAATAAAGTATTTTTGTGATAAGGAACAATCAATACGGGATAACAATGACCGCGTCCGTGGTTTTGAAAAGACAATAAGTCTTGTCCGCTATTTAACGATGGCAGCTTATTTATTCGATCCCGCCGATACGCGGTATATTTACCCACTTCTCTCGCCAGCTTTTTCTGAAGAAACCATATACAAAGCTTTTATACGTTATTGCCGTTTTAATAGTGGAGTTCTGTTAGGGGCAGATTTGAAAGGTGTGTGCATCGATAATAAGAGTGAGTTTCTTATAACGCATACGTTTGAGGAAAAGATGGCGATATTGAAGGGAGAAGGGAAACGTTATACTTTAACACATTTCTATCAATTGATGAAAATTGTCGAAACCAAAAATATTGTAACAATTAATCTTGAACCCCCTGTATTTAGCGCAAGACCAAGATTAGAGGCACTATTGGAAACATTTAGTGAAGATGATATTCAGGCTCCATTACTTACTATGTTACATGAGACTCTAGAATATATAGAGATTGAGACCGCCCATGATGGAAATGTAATGGGGAAAATGGATAGATATCTCGAATTAAGTATCCGTGAATTAGAACAAAAAATATTGGCGTACATTCAGAATCATAGTGCATTGGCAGCGAGCAAGATGGCGAAAATACAAAATACTTTGCTTAATCTGGGAAAGTGGCGTGAACGCGGTGAAGGTGACCATATGACGAGAAAAGAAGATACTGATGCATTCGTAGGCAGCGTCTTCCATAGAAGTATCATTAATATTGTTAATGTTTATCCACAAATAATTGCCAACCAAGTTGATTATGAAGAGGCACCCATTCCAGAACATTGGCATTTATCACCTAATCATATAGGCGACGTGCAATCTATTATCGCGCGGGAGTTTGCTGACTTGCGCACTTTCTATGATAACAAGGAGCTCTATGCGATACTTGTTGCGGCAAGTAAAACTTCACAATACATCATTCAACTTATCGATATTCTTCCTATATTTATGAAAACTGCTGATGCCCCTGAGAAAACATCTATACTCTTTGGAGCAGATGTGTATAAGAAAGTAATGCATTTTTACTATCTCACAATATTGGATGAAATAATATTAAAGGGAGGAGATATACTTGTAACCAAAAAATACAACCACCCGGGTCAAGAATTTGGAAAAGCAAAAGATAAACGTCTCAAAAAACCTATGTTAACAGAAGTTGATATTATTATTGGTGGAGAAACTGCATTGGTAGATCAAATTGTAGCGAAATATATTACACGTTTGTTACAACATTTTGAAGCCGAAAAAAAAATATTGAATATGAATAATGAAATGATTATGGAGAGAATATTAAAGATACGAGAAAAAGAGAAAAATCGTATGACTAAAAATTTCGAAGACCTCTCAATTCGGCAGCGTGAGATTGAAAAAATAATGATGAACCATCGATTAGGTGAATGGAGTGTGGGGCTGACACGCGCGTTGTATGTATATGACGAAGACCAGTATGAAAAGGAACGTGAGAGATTAGAAAAGGATGCATTAGAAGAAATAAAGCAGGGTAAAATGGGCGCTGATACAGAGATGACGCAATCAATCTATAAATTAGATCTTATTGCGGAAGGGCAAGCTGAGGAAGCTTCTTGGAAAGAAGCATTCGATATCTCCGATTTGCCCGATGATGATGATTATGGCGAGAGAGATGGGGATGAGGCCTATTAATATAAAAATTAATCTATTTATACATTAATATGAAAGGGAAAGGAAGACACTTTATTCGAAATCATATTAGTGCTGTTTCTATAATTATTTTTATTGCCGCCTTTGCTATAGTACAAATGACACGCCCAGCTTTCTTATATAATGCCGATGGCAGTTTAAAACAATTTGGGTTAGGTATGCGCAGTAAGACTGTTATACCTATTTGGCTTGTCACAATGATTTTAGCTATTTTTAGTTACTTATTTGTGCTGTATTATTTAGCAATGCCTAAATTTTATTATTAATTTTTTTAAAAACAAAAATAAAAAATTAATTATTCTCGAGTGTAATAGACCCTTGGAGTCTTCTTTTTCTCCGGTACATTTTGATCGGCAGTCCATTTGGCGTGTGCCTGTAATTGCGCATCAGCGCTCTTCTTGCAAGATATATTCTGCAATGCATTGTACGATGTTGTAATCACTAGAGATCCAACCAATAGATACCATACTAGTTCTGAAACACTATCTTTTAGAGCTACTAGCTTATAAAGCTTACCAAAACTTTTTTGCGCTCCTTTGCCTATAAGACGATTAGTATACATTTCAGCCATAAAAGTATCAAAATTATTAGGTGTAATTTCATTAATCATTAAGGATGGGTTATCATAAATTTGCTGTATTAAGGGTTGTTTATAATGACTTGAATCTCCATGTTTCTTCACGGCGGCACCTCCTTGTTGTTTTCCTGTCTTTGTTGCACTTTTGTGTTGCTTCTTCGAAGAACCACCATATTCCTTTTCCAATATCATATCCATAAAAATTTTGCGCGCGCCACCCATATAAGCACATAAATATCCAATTGTATTGGAGAATGGCGCTTTCCAACCCGGAAGGAAAGTAAATATTATAATGAGGACACCAAACATAATTGTATTCGGAATGAGAGTCATCCAAAATGCTGTTCCAGCTTGCACTGTGCCACAAATTTGTTTCGTGATTTGAGTGTTGAACATGTACTGAGTCATTATAACACTGGTGACATAAATGCCTAAAAGTATATTACGTTTTTTAACACTTCCTTTTTCTTTATAATTAAAACCTATAGTTTGTTTCAATACTATGTATATCAAAGTAATCACTACAAACACAATTATTGATGCTCCTGCAGTTTCCATTCTATAAATAATGTGTATAAATTAATTATTTATTTATTTTTCTATTATTATGGAATGTTCTCCTATTCTTACAGAACCTGGTATGCATTATTTTATGAGAGAAACATTAAAACAATGTCGTGATCGAAAAGCTATCTTATACAGCCAAGTATGCAATTTACTTCTTTTATTGGCATTTCTTCTGGTATTGGGGCTCTTTCTTTATTATAAATACAAAGGAAGAATGACACCTGAAGAAAAGAAAAAACGGCTTCTGGATCAAGAAAAGTATATATTAGAGAGAATTAAAACAACACATGACAAAACAAAAAAACATCAAAATCTAATAATCACAAACTTACCCACATTAGATTCTAATGCAAATTTAAAAAAATTTTCTTAAAAATATTATAAGATTTAATTATAATGGAAAGTCTAGAGTATGATAATGCTATGGAACACTATTATACGTTAAAAGCAAAATATGATAAAGTATTAAGAAAAGCTAAGGCAAAAATCAAGAGATCGAATGTTTCAATAGAAGAAAAAAGGAGAAAGGTAAAGAAATTAAAGAAAAAATGTGTGGGGTGCCGCCGTGTTGGCGGTACAATCTTTACCAATGATGGTGAATTCTTGAAAGTAAAATGTGCAGCTGAAACACCTTGCAAATTACATATTGAAATCAAAAAAAGTAATTATAATTTTTTGCCCACAGAGATTGAACATAATAGAAAAATCATCGCTAATCTTAAACAAAGGATAATTATTATTAAATTGGAATTTTTATATGATTTAGAAAAAGAACCTGAAACTATAGTTAAATTTGACAAAGCAAAAAAATTATTTGAGTCATATTTTGAACATTTAACCACTTTAGAAACATTATTGGAGAAGAATTATAACTGGGCGAATCGTATAAATGAAATCGAAGCGGCACGCCTACAATTATATACATATAATGAGCAATTTAAGGAAGAAATTAATGATTTTAAACAAAATGATAATCTAACATCCGTGAAAGATGGAATACAGCTCTACATAGATCAAATACTACCCCTGCAAAAAGATGTTCAAAATAATCAATATGCAAAATTATATGTGGATGCCGACGATGAAGAGAGCGAAATTAAGTTTAGATTAATATCGGTGAGAAATGGTATCTTGCAAAAGGAAGAAATGTGGCAAGAGGGAAAAGTATTATCAAATATAAAATAAGCATATACTCTATATGAGAATATCAAAGGTAATAAGCATTCCTGTATTTATTTTAAGTTTATGTGTGGGTGTTTTCTTTGTATATATTACTATCCCTAATCCAGAAGTGATTTTAGTATATCCAAATCCTGATAATACAGAAAAGCTTCTATTTAAGGATGATGCAGGAGTCTGTCATAAATTTATTCCGCGGGAAATTACATGCCCCAAGGATTTATCGAAGATAAGAAAATACCCAATGAGTTTGAAAAAATAATACAACCTAACTATATATGAATATTAGAAGAATTATATATAGTAAATTCGGCAAATATATTATTTCTATATTGCTTGGTATTGGCTTGGCATCAATATTTCGGAAAGCATGCAACGGCCGTAATTGCCTTAAATTTGTCGCCGCGCCAATGAAAAAGATAAAAAATCAAGTATTCGAATATAATGATACCTGTTATACTTTTGAAAATAAGGCAGAAAGTTGTTCTCCTCTGAAGAAGATCATATCTTTTGCGTAATTTGACCATTCTATCAATATTTTAGTATAGTAAATGTCTGATACTACTGATATCAATACTTTGCCCGGTGGAACTGGGGGAAATGTTACGCTAGAAACCAAGGAAATGCCACCACAAAGACGCCCCCCACAAGGGGCACCCGCCGCGCTTCCACCGAAAAGAATTCCACCACCCAATATGGCAAATAAAATAATTTCAGGAATTAAGACGGCAGCGGGTCTGGGAGCGACTCAGCTACCATCACGTGATGTTCCGAGGATGCCGCAACAATATTCTCAGGATCCGCGTATAAAGCCAAATTATGTCCCACCAGTTGAACCTGAAAAAAGCGATTATATCGGTGATCATGATTCCATGCAATCTATGATCGACAAAAATAAAAAAAAAGAGTTGCAGAACGAGAGATTGGAAAGTATTTATGATGAAGTCCAAATTCCTATTTTCGTAATGATTTTATATCTCATCTTCCAATTACCCATCTTTCAACGCTTTTTAAAGGCACATCTTCCAGCTTTATTTGGAGGCGACGGAAATCCTAAATTGGCAGGGTATCTATTTAAAACAATCATGTTTGGCATTACTTTCTACATTATCCAAAAAGGCGCGCATTATCTCAGCCATATGAGATAACTTATTCAAACCAGCTTCTCAATAATCACACCACACTGGGAAGCAAATATTGCAACTAAATCATCATTATGATAGTCTGTCAAATATTTTACTTCTTTAACCCCCGCTGCAAACATCAAGCGCGCGCAAATAATACAGGGATAATGCGTAACATATGCAGTACTTTCGTTACAACTTACCCCTCGTTTTGCACAATCTGCCAACGCGTTCTGTTCCGCATGTACAATTGCCTGCTCATGATTATCGCGTACAATAGAAGTATGCACGCAGCCAGGTAAAAATCCATTATATCCTTGACTAACTATACGATTGTCTTTCACTAGTAAACATCCAACGTGTAATCTCTTGCAAGGAGAGCGTTCACTGGTCACTTGTACGATTTTAGTAAAATATTCGTCCCAAGATGGTCTTTCGGAATTCATATATTTAATATTAATCCTTATATTTAATATTAAAGCGTTAAAAAAAGTACATTTTAACATCCACGTATATTATGCTTTCACAATATATAGATAATTTAATTCAAAATATACCAAAACGTGAAACCCCATATGAATTAGATGTTGTATTAGAAGGAGGCTTATTTAATGGTTCCTATGAATTAGGTATCCTTATTTTCTTAAAAGCACTCGAAAAAAAGAATTATTTAAAGGTCAATAGATTATCAGGGACTAGTATTGGCGCCGTAGGCGCTTTTAAATATCTTACCAACAAATTAGAAGCATCCATACAAAACTATGAACGTTTTCGTAATCATGTTCGAACGCATTTTAATTTAAATATATTAAAACAAATTATTGATGATGATATTGCATCGCTGACACCAGATATGTTTGAGAAAATAAAGCACGATGTACTTTATATTAATTATTTTGATGTAGAAAAAAAAGAACAAATCTTAGAATCAAGGTATTTATCCAAGGAACATCTCCGAAATACTATTCTTAAGTCCTGCCATATCCCATTTCTAAGCGACGGAACATGTTGTATACAAGATAATGGGCGACTATTACTTGATGGAGGACTCCCCTATATTTTTCCTGAACGCGAGAGACGACTGAATAAGCGCATCTTATATATATCCATAAGCGCCGCTTCAAAAATAAAAACTATGTTTAATACCAAAAATGAAAAGACCATACACGGGCGCTCTCTAGAGGGTATCTTAGATATTTATAATTTTTTATTAAAACAAAAGAAAACCACTATGTGCAGTTTTGTCGATACTTGGTCGCTACAGGAGTTTATGTTATTGCGATTTAAGCACGGGGTAATAACAATTGCCGTGTATATTATCTATTTGTCGATTATTATCGGACGTTGGGTTGTCCCACTAGCAGAAAAAAGTGAACTATATCACAAGATGCTTCCTATATGGAGAGATGTTTGTCAAGACTGGTTCTTACATTTTTGTTTTTAAAGCCCGGTAATAAGTTCGAGAGGAAGGCGCCGACGTGTGCTTCTGCGCTTTCGATTCTTCTTCTTCTTCTTCTTTTTCTTCTTCTTTGTTTTTCCTTTTTTCTTAGGTTCTTCCTTGTATAGTAATTTTTCGGAAGGCACATAACGCAAGAAAAACCATTCATAATCCGCGCTTTTCCTATTTTGTTTATATTTCTTATATAATTCTGTCTTTTCTTTACGCATGCTTTCTAAAGTTGCTTGATTGCCATAACAATCAATGCTAAATCGTCTCAGAATCCCTGTTTGTGAGAGACTATTTGCATGCTGAACATCGAACAAATATTCACTCATGCACAAGAGCCTTTGAGGATCATAGTAGTCTCGGTCGGCATAGAGAAAAGCTAAGTAAAAACTAAGCATTGTATCAATGGTTGCGATCTTTATACTTCTGTTATATTTATGAATCACATTATAACTATGACATCCTAAGGGTTCGTAGATTGTTACCAAGGTTTCATCATTAGCGCGTACCTCGTAAGCCTCCGAAATAATTTCTCCCACCGGTTTTCTTTTCACTACTTTGATCTTGACAATACCCGCATTCTTTAAATTTCTCGCCAATATCTGCGCCGTTTGTTCAGGATCTTCAGCCAATACATCAAAATCAGGAACTAGTAGAACCTTTTTGTCACGAAAGTATTTATTATGACGTAAATATAATCGATTGGCAAATCCTCCAAAGAATACGACTCCTTGATTAATGAGAGAATCGCGGGTAATTAAAAATATTTTTTTTTCTTTAAATCCACCGGGTTGGTCAAACATGCGCTGAACCTCGATACCACCGCAATCACGCCCCTTTAAAGGATATACCTTATTCAATAATATAAGGCGCTTTAATACTTTTTCCCATCTAGATGTATCTCCTTTGGGTCTGGACAACTCTAAATACATGGCCATGCGTAAATAGTCTGGCGGGGCGTAATAAATTCCTTTTTTTGCAATTGCGTGTTTTTTAATAGAGTTGTATAGTTCTTTGGGCAAATATGTGATATCCGCAACAGGAATGAAGTTAACGAATACTTTGAAGGTACCCCCATGCATTCCCGCTTTGGCTTCTACTTCGGTGAATCCTTCCTTTGCATAAATATCGGCAAGCGCCTTTGCATCCTTGAGTGGTTCAGGAGAGAAAAAATCATAGTCTGGTAGTTCTATATCCTTATGATAGAATTGAAATTCAGTAGGTAATATATTATTTATAGCTGTGCCTCCATAACAAACGCGTCCTTTGTTTTGCAGGAATTTTTCCACAATCTCAATTATTTTTTGCACTGCTGGTGTATGTAATAATTTTCCTCCTTCCCGCTCTTGTACTTTATCTACGGCAGCTCGAAGAATAGCAAGTTTACAATTATCATCACTTAATTTTTTGTTACCCTGTGTACACTCTTTGGGATATTTCATACTTAATATAAGTAAATATAAAATTAAATGCTGCCTTTAAATTGTGGCATATTGATGCTACGGGGTGCATATGAAAGCGAAGGGTCCTGTGGTGGTGGTTTCTTAATGGTCGTTGGTTTATAACGGAGATTGGCAGGTTTTAAAACGAATGCTGAATTAGCAAAGAATTTAAGATAATATTCAAGATTTGCATCCAGATTTTGATAGCTCATACATGTAAATTGGCATCCATATTTCTGCTGTAATGCGGCATTTTGGTTTGTATCGAGTGAATTTAAATCTGGTAACACGATCGACATATTTTTCTTATTATGTTCCATTAACTCATCCATATCAGAAGCATATTCTACATTATGCTCACGTAATCCTCGCACGAAATTACCACCCGTTACGAGATTAATGAGCTCCTCCAAGGCAGTACCACGAAAATTCTTGGTGGGGTTATCGCAAATAATACAGATTTTGCCCCTAAAGTCCATTATAGGCTTGTTCGTAATATTCTCTCCATGAGACTCATCGGCAAATTCCGCACTGCTTTGTGCTAGTAAATTATTGAAATTAGATGTCAATGCTTTTGTAATTTTTTTGTAAATATCAATATTATTTGACTTAATGCGTAGATGAAGGAATAAAGGATCTTTAGGATTTGGACACGCAGAAGATAATGCATAACTATTTACTGCTTGAAAAACTTCACCAATAGGTAAACTATTGTATGTCCCCTTGAAATGAAAATTAGCGATAGGGCTTGCTGCCACAACCGCCTCGCCATTATACGAATATATCTCAAAATCTAAGAAGCGGACGCCTCGTTTAATAACATTTCGCAAAGCATCCAGTGAAACGTAATCATCTAGAAACTCTCCCGGACAACACGAATTATAACTAGAAGCAATATAGTAGTCACGAAGCTTATATTGCGAAGAACCACTCGTTCCAGTCAAAGGCGACAAAGTGACTGGCACCGTCGCTAAAGCCGTACTCATATTCTTAAGATCTACGGACTCTTTTTTAATCTGAGATCTGTAGTAATAAAAAATTCCCAAAACTATGATTACAGCCGTAAACCATAAAAACCATCGTAATATTTTATATTTTTCCATTCCATGCGCCTTCAATTCATTAAACATGGCTTTAGTTGTTTCATAAATAGTGGGCTTGGTCGGCATATATATATTTTATATATTTTAAATATGATCCTAAATCAATAAATTAGCATTTAAATAATTTTATACTTATAATTTAATGGCAGGTGGTCTAATGACATTAATTTCTGAAGGTCCCGAAAATATCATTTTAAACGGAAATCCTAAAAAAACCTTTTTTAAAGCAACATATAATAAATATACAAATTTTGGTATGCAAAAATTTCGTCTTGATTATCAAGGACAACGGCGTCTTCACTATGATGAACCAACCGAATTTATTTTCAAGGTCCCACGCTACGCTGATCTTATTTTTGACACTTATGTGGTGATCAATCTTCCCCATATATGGAGTCCTTTATTTTGGAACGAAGATGTTTCAGGGAATTGGGCTGAACTTGGATTTCGTTGGATTGATAATTTAGGTGCAGAAATGATTGAAGAAATCCAAGTTTATAGTGGGGGGAGTGTTCTAGCACAATACCCCGGAGAATGGTTATATGCAATGGTCCAACGAGATTTTAATGATGCAAAAAAAGAACAATGGAATAAAATGATTGGACATGTCCCAGAACTCAATGACCCAGCAAATGCTAATGGACGAATAAATTCATATCCTAATTCAGTCAATGATGGAAGCTGCAATCAACTAGAGCCTTCCATTCGTGGAAGGCAATTATATATACCCTTAGATTCTTGGTTCTGTGCAGAAAGTAAAACAGCGCTACCTCTTGTTAGTCTACAATATCAACCTGTTAATATTAAGATTGTTTTCAGATCTATAGCTGATATATTCCGAATAAGGGATGTTAACGATCCATCCGGCAACTTCCCCTATATATCTCCCAAGCTAAGTGCCGGTCTGAACAATATCTATCGCTTCTTGTGTCCACCCAATGTGCAGTTTGCTGCTGGTGGCGCAGTCGTTGACGCAAGTCAAAATATATATCCAAATACTAGACAAGATTGGGATGCCGATATTCATCTTATTGCAAATTATGTATTTCTCTCACACAATGAAAGACGATTACTCGCTGCTACCGACCAAAGCTTTTTAATCAAAGAAACCCATACACATGATTTTCTAAATGTTACAGGTTCATCAACACCAGAAATCCAAAACGGGCGTAATATGGCAGCTAGTATGATGTGGCGCTTCCGGCGCAGTGACGGAAATCTACGCAATGAGTGGACAAATTATTCAAATTGGCCTTATACCAATATATTACCTGTACAACCAAGTAATCCACCACCAGGTGGCGTCGGGGGAGGTCTTGTCGTACCAGCGAATATAGCATATTATAATTGTTTACAAAGCCAAAATATAAAAGATATATTGGTAGATATGGCTATTCTTATGGATGGTAAATACCGCGAAGATGTATTCCCTGCAGGATTATGGACATGGGTGGAAAAATATATTCGCACCACAGGTAATGCTAAGGATGGATTGTATTGTTATAACTTCTGTTTAAATAGCAATCAGCGCGAATATCAACCCTCAGGAGCAATGAACCTAAATAAATATAAAAAAATTCACTTGGAATTCAACACCATACAGCCACCATTAAATCCAAATTCCAATTTTGATGTTATTTGTGATCCATCGGGAGCTATTATTGGCGTTCGTAAACAAATTTGGCAGCAAAATGATTATAATTTTGACCTACGCGTCTTCGAGGAGCGGTACAACGTTCTCATTATTAGTGGCGGTCATGTAGGTCTCATGTATGCGCGCTAACTCACGCTGCAATAGTATGCCGCGCCACCAGCATTGTATCCGAAAGGCGGCAATCATTTTTTCCATCATATTATATTTTCTACATTCCAAGCAAACCCACCGATCAGAAACTTTTGGACAATAAATACACTCGTGCAGCTCTTGCATTTCAAAAACTTCGGGCGGCTTTTGGCATCCACGCAAAGTATTATACACAAATCCCATGAGAGATTCTTCAAAACAAAAGCGCATTATTCCGTCGAATGTTGTTTTTGAGAGGATTGTCATTTTTACTATAGTATTCTAGATTTTCTTAAGGTTTTCTTGAAGTATATAAATTCAAGAAAATCAAATCAATTTTGCCCAAAATTGATGTGTATGTGTCTTGGTGATTCTTTAATATTAAGATGGAATTTTATGGCAAAAACAAAGATGGTAAGTATTGGTTTGAGGAAATCCCTGCACACAACGTGTCAACACAGCAAAACGCAATTTCAACCAGTATTATGGAATACTTTAATTGTATGGTAAATACTGGACATGTTTCGACAGAAATGACCAATGAATATAAGGAATATATAAGAGTTCTTAGAGCTTTTCTTGATAATCATAAATAGAATTGTGTTCTAATCAATGTTATTAATTTGGCGATCTCGAAATGACAATTGCTCTAAAGCTGGTTTTGGTAATTTTGGATTTATCCTTGACCCGGGTCCCATGGGTGCTGCCATAGCATCTGAATATGGCACAGGTGTAAGAAGATCAAATCGAATCGATTCTTGAGGATAGTGGTGCACCGTGTCCTTGTATGACTTATGGTAATCCGAATAATTACGTTTCTCTCGCCCCCGCCCCCCTCGACCTGATGGCATTGCCCGCGGTTCTCCCTCGGGGGTAATATGTATCTCAGTACCCTCAAAGAAATTACGCACAAATGGACCAGCTGACATATCAACCTTTCCGCCTTGCGCTTTCGAACCACCGCTTTCACGTTCCATACCACATTTCATGCATCCACAACCAGACTTGTGCTTATTTTCTCTCCCGGGAATTTCCTCGCAACACTCATCTTTGGTACATTCGCTACCAGCGCAAGATGCTGGGAATAATGATTTCTTTTTAATCGTTTCCACTGCTATTTTAGCTGTAGCCGATTTCTTTATCGCTGCCGTATAAAGTGCTGATGCCTCCGTCGCCCATATTTTCGTGCATTCCGGTCCCACCAATGACGCCGCCACCGCTAAATCAGCATTCTTTTTATACATAGCAACCGCTGCTTCTGCATTGGTGGCTACATCCATAGCCGCCCGCACTTGTTCTTCGGTAACAGAGCCCGATTTACGTTGATAATCATCGCCACAATTAAAAAAATCGCAAGAGTTGCGCTTGGTGGGCGCTGAGTTAAGTCCAGATGAAATTGGTGGCGGCGGTATTGATGCAGATATAGGCTCACTTTTATTTATTCGGGCTTTTTCTTTTTCATGACGTTCTGCAATAAAACTAAACACTTTTTGTTGGTGCGCACGGTTCTCCTCATCTGTTGTATTTATCTGATCATCCAATTTTTTTTCACCCAGATTATTTTTGGACGCCGCCTTATTTTTAGCATTATCGCGTCGGTCCGACCACTTTTTATCTTGTTTATCACTCCATACTTTTGCGTCCGCCTCAACTTTCTTTGGGTCAAACTCGTATGGACGTTTACCAGGAGTGAGGGGTCCATCATCAGCATTATCAGTTAAACCTTCCCGATATTTTTGATGCTGCGAAACTAGACCTAAAATAATAAGAAATCCCAAAAATGTTAGTAAATAATATTTATAAGACATAATATATACATTATAAATATTATTTTTACTTATATTATTTTTTTACGTAAAGATCCGTATTAAAAGCAGTAGGACCAAATTGTGTTGAATCACTAGAAGGTGATGTAGTCGCAAAAGGATCATCTTTATTGACCGGACCCGCAAAATGTGAAGAGGATGAAGCATATCCAGAAAACATATTATTCGTGCGAGTATTATTGGGCATTTTTGGAGTCCCCCATGCATCATAATGCATATATGTATTAGGCGCTGATCCTTTTTTATCTTTACCATTAATAATAATAAAGGTCGCACCGGGATAGAAGACTGAATTTTTACCTGGATTGCTTATCTCTGTAGCCGAGGTAAAAACACGTGGGTCATTTTGGACTACATTATGAACTTGGTGATCATCATGGTCGACATTATGTGTCCTTTGGCTGTTATTAATCCATCGCCGATTATCTACTTCACTCGTCTTCTTAATATCCGTAATATTTGGTTGCGGCGGCTCAGATATGCAACAATCAGCCTCCGTGCAATTATAGGTCTCGCAGGCGATTTTCTGAACATCTGGTTTATTTTCATAACCATAAGGACATAATACTGGATCTGTCCCACATGTTGGTTTGGGATCTGGAACACAGCATTCTTCGTCCGCGCAAGTTGTGGCAGCACAGGTAATATTGGTCGCGCCAGATTTGAGAGAATAGTTCTTAGGGCATGGGAAATTATCACATTTTTCATGAGGAATAGGCTCACAGCATTCTTTGTCTTGACATTCTGCGCCAGCACACATTATGTTAGCTGCACCAGGTTTCAATTGTCGTCCTGTCGGGCACGCTCCCATCGTCGAGCAATAGGTGTTCGGCTCACAGCAATCTTGTGGTTCACAGCCAGCATCAGGGCACGTCGCTGGCATTGGCGATTTTCGATGGAATTTTGCTGGACATGCGTAATCTAAAGGACATTTGGTTGGCACGTCATCTCCCGTAATATTAGTTGTTGTGCCATTATCCTGTGGTGATACATTAACAGGTCCGGCGCCTGTTCGCTGTTTATACCATCCTGAATTAGGCGGGTAATCTGGGGATGTCGCAACTGCTGCATAAATTGCCGCCGAGCCCGGCGGACAGGAAATATACCATGTATGCTCATTTCTCTCAATTTGACATCCATCCTTCAACCATATAGCGCCATAATGATTCTCACCCCCTTTGGCATACGTACCATTGGTCATAGTATGTTCGGCGCCTTTAATATTCATCTTTTTCCACGTTTTTACAGCAGAATCGCCACTATAGGTTTGTGCCCCCGCACAAGCATTGTTTTTCAATCCGGTATTTCCAGTGCATGTTTGTTCCCCGGTGCATGGACCGGCGCAATAGTGAACATCGTTTGTGGAGCAGTATGCATAGGACTTTCCGCCTGCCGCTGTGCATGCTTTTTCACTGGTAATGGTATTGGGGTCAACCTTCCATGTTCCGCCGGCTGCTGTGCAATCTGAAGGATTGTTGCGTGTTTTACATATATTTTCAAAGGCTGCCCCAGTATACGGCGCCCCGACGGCTTTTAGTTTCGCGCCCCCACAATTGACACAACAGCTCATTTGTCCATTGCCAGGATCACAGGGACCAGAGGCATACTGTTTGACATTAGCATTAGGATCTACTGCTGCAGAAGATTTATTGTATGTTTTACAGAAGTTTGCTACCGCCGCTGAGCCGGCAACACTAGTCGCCGCCGGCCACCCAGATTGCCCTAACTGACATTTCTGGTATACACCTGTTGACCAGTTGCCCCAATTACATTGACCTGCCTGAAGATTTTCGACACATTGGCAGGCGGTAAGGGCGGCACCTGTTAATCCTGTGCATTTACTTTGTGGAGATGTTGGTGTGCCGCCGCTGCCGCCGCCGCCGCCGCCGGCGCCGCTGGCGCCGCTCTTGATATAACAATCATAGTTCGGCTGCGTCGCCGATCCTTTCGTGATCGTAGTTCCTGTGCCCCCGCGCGAAGGTGCCTTTGGGTATGTTGGGTCGCCAAAGAGCTGGTAGTAATCTGTCCCAGAGCCCTTCGCAAAGCCCTGACAAGCTGCGTTTTGCAAGCATTCAGCCTTTATTTCGTCGAGTGTTTTACCGGCGGTGGCTTCAATCTCTTTCCACTTGGGAAATTTGCCGTTGTCGTCCCGGCACACACCCGGTGTCTTCGTCCAGCCGTCTCCACCGCCCGTCGGTGTTGCGGGAGGTGTTGCGGGAGGTGCGCTTCCACTTGTAATTTTACAACCTGTCCAACCGGGGAAAGGTCCATTAGGACGCACTTCATTCCCAACACGGCATTGGCAATATTCTTGAGGGTTCCAATTAACGCCTGTGAATGTTTTCCCTGTGGTTTTTTCGGCATCCGAACATGATTTGAGACAAGTTTCCATGGAATTAATTCCACTTGCGCTGCAAGATAGCGCACCAGTAAAGCGGTTTCCGTGCAATGAGCAAGGATTATAGTAATCAGCTCCACTTCCGGCGGCATCAGATGAAACGTTGGGTCCGCCCCATCGCATCCCACTTATGCAGTCAGATGTTGTTGTTCCCGGCGTCCCTGCCGCTGAGCCACTTTTGCAAATAGCCCAATGAGTATTGCTGCTACCGTGGTCTTTATTATAGTCGCCCGTGTTATTCCAATATACACCCGTACCCGTCGTGAAACAGCCTTTGGCTTGGTCAGTTCCGAAATTGCTCAGGTATCCAGTGGCAGAGGGTATTGCCGCCCCTTGGTTCGACATCATCTTGGGCCAAGCACCTGACCCCTTTAAACTCTGCCCCGCGTTTATGCACGCATCGATGTCCTGAATCCGCTCACCCTGCGGACATTGTTTCGCCGAACCTTTCAATACGCGGTATACTTCTTTAGTTACCGCGGGAGGTGTTGCGGGAGGTGTTGCGGGAGGTGGGGCAAGAGCGGTTAATATTTCGCATGTAGATTTCTGGTCGGATGGACGTATCCATGCGCCGGTAGTCCCGCAGTTTATTATAAGCGGTTTTGCCCCGGAGGGGGCGGGGGCGGGGCGGGGGCAGGAGCCCCAAAGACAATTTGCTCCATCGTTGGATGCGCACGCCACTTTACCTCCTCCCATGCATTTAACTGGTGTCCCTCCGTTCCAACCTTTTAAACAAGTAAATTCTTTTCCTTCAGTTGCACAGAACTTTGGGGCTGGAGGTGTTGCGGGAGGTGTTGCGGGAGTCATCGAATATGTATTATACGCAGCGTCGCCACCGCTTCCAATTGGGTTATCACAACTAGTATATAGCTGACACCCTCCATAATCGTTCATTCTCGTAGAATAAAACTTACACCCTGCAGTCGCGGTGCATTTTGCTTTGCAAACTGAAGGTGGCAATTGGCGTGTACCTGTTTCGTCAAAGGAAGCCTTGATCCATCCTGGTCCGTTCTCATGAGCACAGACAGCACCCTTATGCAATGCTGGTTCCTTTTCCTTAATATAACATGTCCAATTTGAGGGTGGATTTGTGGTTACAACATCACCCTTGGTAATAATTGTACCTGGTTTTGTTGCGGGTATCCGCGAATCGCGCTTGGTGTTCTCGGTCGCA